GATAGATTTTTGTAAGTCTGCAATATCTGTTAAATCTGATTGACCAATTCCTCTTTTGTGAGATTTAGAATTGTATAAAATAACTGCTGGTATTTTGCCAATCGTATTTGGTACAGTATCTACAAGTTGAGGCTCTTCTCTTTCAGGCATATAGACAGTATCAATTCTATCAGGATACCACATTCTTAAATATTGCCCATTTTGTTTATCAACTTCTTCTCTTATTTTAAGATAATTTAATTCATACTTACCATTTGGTTGTCTTTCAAAATTCCAATCTAAAACATTTTCAGGTGTAACGATTGAAAGATAAGGCCTGATGTCTTGTGCTAATTCATCTGCTTTTGTTTCTGTTTGAATATTTGGTTTATCTAAAACCATAAAACAATGGCCATAAATAGAAGCATAATTTTGTGCGTGTTTAATTACAGAGTTTAAATTGTTACCCTCTAGGTCTGCGTCTTTTAAGAATGATTCTAAACTAGCTTCATCTTCCATACTACCAAAATCTCTACTTGGTCTAACTCTAAATAAAAATGAAGAATAGATTTGAATAATATTTCTACAATGATTATCGCAAGGTGTGTTTGCAAGTCTTTGATTAAACTCATTATCTAATTCAAGATTATATCTCGATAGATATTGTCCTACCATATAACCTATTGCGTCATTCATATGATCAAAACCATCTTCCTTATCAGGAATATTTGTATTCTCCTTGTATATTTGTCTTTGTAATCCTTTTACAATAGTTTTGCAAGTTTTGGAAACAAAAATATGCCTATTACCATTAGAATCTTTCAGTTTGCTATTTACAGCATTAATCCTATCTCTAACTGCTGGGTGTTTCAATTTACATTTAACTTTGAAACCAGCATTTTGCAAGATACTTAAATCTGTTTTTCCACCAGCAGACGTCTTACGTTGTCTTGAAGCTGGGTCAGGGTAGATGAATATAGGTATTTTAGTTCCATATCTATTTCTAATTTCTTCTACCATTTCATCTGTATTAGAAGAATAAATTATTACTTCATCAAGAAAAAATATTTTATCTTTTTCTATTTGGCCTACACAAGCACTCATCGGATCTACGTTAAAGTCCATGCCAATATGTAATGGTTTAGTCCAATCTATTTGTTTATCTACTACACTTTCAACAGGATGAAAATTATAATAAACACTACCAGCATAGTTCTCAAATGTTCCCTCAAACTCTTGTCTGAATGTTCTTATATCAATATCTTGTTTAGCTTGTTCTATTTCATCTTTAGAAACCATACCACCTTGTAGAGTAGTGAATTGAAAGCTATCCCATTCTTTGTCTTGATCTTGGCCTTTGAGATACATACGGTAAGACCAATTACCATAACCCTTTGGAGAACCACACATTAATACATCGCCCTCTGTATCAGATATAGACGCTCTCAAAACTTCTGTCCATGCTTTTTCATCAATGTCAGCAAACTCGTCTAATATTAAAAAGTCTAACCCAACACCTCTTAAACTATCGTAAGCATCGCAACCTTTTAATGATATTTTACTGCCTGTTTTTTTAATTGTAATTGTCATATTAGATTCATTAATATCTTCTATCCAATTAAACTCTGATAACATTTCTTTTAATTTAGACCATACGATTTCTTTGGCCATTTTGAATGTAGGTGCAACATACCAAATCTTTTTATTAACTTGTGTTGCATACTTCATCATTTCAGTAATACATAAATAAGTTTTGCCAAATCTACGACCACTTACAAGAACTCTAAATCTAGCTTTGCTTGATGATACTTTATGTTGGTGTTTTGTTAACGATATTTTCATTACAGAAATAAGTAATATATAATTTATCCTTATTTACTTTTTCTTCCATTTTGTTTGCATAAGCAATAGTTAATTGACTACCACCTATAACACACTCTGTCCAAGTGTTAAATTGTTTATCGATAGTCATTGTATTATTACAATATCCTGTGATTGCAGAACAAATAGAAAACGCTAAAATAAATTTCATTATTCTAGTATAAGTTTTTTAATTGATTTACTACCATCAATATTATCTTCTAGTTCTGCTTTAGATTTTATACATTGATACTGAACGTTGTTATTTTTATTCGATCTCATTGCAACTCTTTTACCTTTCAAGCATTCAGACATAGATTCTTGAATACGATGTTCTTTAATCTCGTTATTTACTATCATTAACAATGCTACTACAATCTCCATTAAACTTCCTCATTATCCCATTTTATTAACAATAAAATTACAAAAGCATAAATTAAAAATATAAATAAAATACTCCAAGCCATCAATGTCCACTACCATTTCTAATTAACTTTTCTACATCTTCTTGTAACTTTTTTACTTGTTCTTTAAGAAACTCAATATTAACTTTGTTAGTCATATTTTGTTCTTGTGTTTCAATTAATTTCTCTACATCTGCAAAAACTGATTCTAATAGCATAAATTGTTCTTGGTCAGTTGGTTTTTGCTCTGACTTTTTAAGTAGATCTGCTTGAAACAATTCTCTTGAAGTTTCTAATGATGTAAGTCTAGCTGTAACTTCTGTATATGCAAAGACACCCATTGCTACTGCTATAACTATACCAACCATATTTTTAATAGGCATCGCTACTGATGTGTTTTCTGATACTTTCATAATGGGGCTACCAAAAATGTTAATATTACAAAAGCTATGATTAATCCACCTGTAAAATAATAATTCATATTAATCCTCATTTAGCAATCTTACCTTTGTTAATTCCTTTTTTAATTACATACTGCTGTGTACCATTAGCACCATGTTCTACTTCTTTTTTTAAGTTTTTAAATATATTCATCTCTTTTAGTTTCTTCTCTACTTTCTTTTGAAAAGATTCTAATAATTTTGTATCTCTCATTTCTTTTTCTTCTTTTTAAATTTACTTTCAATCCAAGCAATTATATTATCTATTGCACCAAATACTGTATAAAAAAACTTATCCATAATTATCTCCAAGACCTAATACTCCAATAAGCTGGACTTAAATTCTTTTGGCCTCTTACTTTTTTGAGAACTCCACCCATACGAGCCATGAAGCTACGTTTTCTAGCTGGTATATGTTTCTTGATAGACATTTCTTTAGAGCCAAAATTTACTTTCTTAACTCTGCCTGATGACTTGTCTTTCACGAAAACTTTAAATTTTTTTACATCACCTCTAGTGATTTTATTTAATTTAACTGTACGTCCTCTGTATTTAGCCATATGGCATAAATATCACAAAACTATCTCTTAAAAAACCTTTTTCTCCATTCATGGCAAACATAAGTATCTTTAACTCCTTTACTTCCCCACCTACCACAGAACGATCTTTTATTGCTATAAAGCCCACAGTTACCACAGGCTTCAGGTTTCATACTTTTATGAAAAGATTGAGGTAGAGAATAATCTATTATTTCTCCATTAGGATAAAAGTTACTTCGTTTGATGTCCATTTTCTATTAGCTTTCTTAAATCTTTTGCTATGGTTAATGCTTTGTTTAATTTTCTTAAAGCAATATCTCTTTGAGTTTTTACTAACTCTAATTCTTCTTTCATCTTATCTTTTTCTACTCTTAATTTAAGATTAACATTTTCTCCTATTTTATTTTCCTTGTCCACGATATTTAGCCTTTCTTTGTCTGCGTTTGTTTTTATTCATTGTTGAAGTTATAGGACGTCTGCCAATAGACGTACCTTTGAAAGTTTTAGAATAGACAATAACTGCCCCATACACATTACCCTTTTTTTTCTGTGACATTCTTTGCTTCTATGATTAATGGTAATGGCTCGTTGTACGTTGTTTGTTCTATTTTATCTCGTTGGTCTAAATGCTGTTTTCCTAACCATATTTGCATAACAACATTACCACCTAACGCTTTCTCGAATTGTGCACGTCTTAAACTTATTTTGCCCATCTCTCGACCCTTTTTTATAAGGTGGACATAATTACGTTGTAATGTCTTTGTCGAAACTCCTGAAAACTCTGCAATCTCGTCAAAAGTACAATGTAATTGGGCTAATTTCTTGATAGCCTCTGTATCAACTTTTTTAAGTGGTCTTGCCATTATGTCCTTTTTACTTCCTTACACAATATACAATAGAATCTATAAATCCACCCCAAAAACCCTCTTTACCCTGATGTTTTTGATTGTAATAACTTTTTTGAATATCCACGTGAAAATGTTTTGAAAGTATATCAGCACGTCTAAAGAAGTTATCCATATTTCTATCTTTAGTAAAAGAATATTCGAATACAAGTTTATTAATGTTGGCAAAATTGTGTTCGTAATCAAATATCTCTAGTTCAGACCCCTCAATATCTAACTTAATCGCATTTATGTCAGAATATGTCGATAATATGTCGTCAATTTTTTTACACTCTATTTCTACTGTTGGTAGTTTCTTCTTATAGTGTGTCATTAGAGAATGTCGCCAAGTATTAGGTGCGATAGTAAATTGATGTGTACCACCATTTTGATTAATAGCATACTTAAAGCACTCTATTTGTGTGTTATAAGTTGAATTAATTGTTGAAGCGTTCTTTTGTAATATTTGGTAATTTTCTGTTTCAGGCTCATAACAATAAACCTTTTTACCTTTATTCTGTGCTACGTATAAGCCGAAAATCCCAATATGAGCACCCCCATCAAGCCATACATCATCTTCACTTATTCCAAAGTTAAGTTTCTTTTTTCTATACGCTTGTTTATCTAATATTTCTTTCATTACGTTTTCGTCAGTTGTATTTTTTCTATATATAAAATTATCGAGCATGTTTAATCCTATTAAGTTCTTCCTC